TAACAAGCACTAAAACATTTAAAACCATTACTCAGGTTGCTGTTTCAGCTGCTTTGACTGGCAACTTGTCAGTTGGTTCAGCTGACGTGTTTGGATTGCCATATGCTGTTACGGACGCTGGTTATCTGCTCCGCACAGGGTGGAACAATGCCGTTGCCGATAATGCTGGTACTTTTGTTGCTGCTGTTTCAACAACCCCATCAGCAACAACTGGCGATGTACGCGGTACATTCCTTCCAGCAAGCACCGCAGCAAACGGCGCTCGCCGCCTTGTGATTGCTATTGGAATGACAGCTATTCAGGCTGGTCCAACAGCTACAAAGGCTGGCGCTATTGGTGTCACTCCTGCTTAATTAAGATGGGGGAGCATAGTCTCCCCCTTCATTTACATGGAGAGAGCTAATGGCTGATGCAGTAACTACACAGACGCTCCTTGATGGGGATCGTCTTGTCATTCAAAAGTTTACCAACATTTCTGATGGCACGGGTGAAACCGCTGTCAACAAGGTGATTGTTGCCAACCTTGCCAAAAACCAGTTTGGGGCGGCTTGCACAGGCGTAAAGATTAACCGCATTTGGTCTGCCGCACATGGCATGGAGGTGCGCGTTCTTTGGGATGCAACCACCGATATTTTGGCATGGGCAGTAACATCAAACGGTCCATATCTCATGGACTTTTCGTCGTTTGGCGGAATTTCTAATAACTCTGGCACTGGCAAAACAGGGAATATTGCGTTTTCAACGCATGACCAAACGGCTGGAGACATGTACACCATTGTCCTTGAGTGTATTAAAACTTACGGATAATTAGCATGGCAAAGACCCCAGCGTGGCAACGAGCTGAAGGCAAAAACCCCAAGGGCGGGTTGAATGCCAAAGGCCGTGCGTCTGCTAAGGCCCAAGGCATGAATTTGAAACCTCCGGCCCCTAGTCCTAAGACCAAAAAGGATGAGGGCCGGAAGGCATCGTTCTGTGCTAGGATGACAGGTATGAAGAAGAAACTAACATCTTCCAAAACTGCCAACGACCCAAATAGTCGTATCAATAAGTCCCTTAGAGCTTGGAGTTGCTGACATGGCTAAACCATTTTGGGAAACCAAAAACCCAAAGAAGGAAAGCAAGAAGCTGACTCCTTCTCAAAAGACTTCCGCTAAAGCCAGAGCTAAAAAAGCTGGTCGTCCATATCCAAACCTAGTTGATAACGCAGCTGCTGCGAGGAGAGTAAAATGAACGGTTTTAAACCAAACGCCAAAATGTCCAGCACTTGCCATTATTCTCATGGCGGTGAAGTTATGAAAAAAGCCAAGGGCGGTGCTGTTGCAAAAAAAGCCACTGGTGGCGCAATGAGGCAAGCATATCAAACCCAAGTCCGTCGCAATCCACGCGACAATGGCGTTGCTCTTGGACCAGATGACCGCCCTCTTGGAATGCCAAAACCTAAAGTTGGCGGCGTGATGGGTAGTCCTGTAAAGCCTAAAGGCGGTATGATGGGTAATGGCCCATTTGGTCCACGAAACCCAAACGGCCCTCGTAAGCCTATGCCGGGTATGTCGGTAGCAGGTCCAGTATTAAGCTCAATGTTTAAAGGCCCAATGGCTCGCAAAAAAGGCGGCATGGCAAAGGGCATGAAGTAATGAAAACCGCGAGGATGGCTGGAAAAGGCAAAGGCGTTCAAGACCAAGCCGTTGCCGATATTCAAATGGCCAAGTCAAAGGCCGTTGCAAAGTTTGCAAAGTCCAAGCCATCCACGCCGTTTAAAAATGGCGGCAAGGTTAAAAAAGTTATGCACGAATGGAAATCCGGTGAACTTCATTCTGGCAGCAAAAAAGGCCCAGTGGTAAAGAGTCAGAAGCAGGCAATTGCTATTGCTTTATCTGAAGCTCGCAAGGTTAAAAAATGACAACCAGCGGAACGGTTTCTCAAACGGTATTCAACACTAACAACATTTTGGACCAAGCGTTCAGGCGTTGTAAGGTTGCACCTGAAATCGTAACATCTGAAATGCAGCAGACGGCTTTAGACAGCCTCTATCTGCTCATTTCATCGCTGTGCAATCGTGGTATCCAGCTATGGACGGTTGAGAAAACCATCATGCCATTCTACCTTGGCAATGGTTATATCACCCTTCCGGCTGGAACTATTGACCTTTTGAACTCCAACTACCGCACAATTAACCAGTACACGGGTATCATTACAGCAAGTGAGGGTATTCCTGACTACGCTGATGATAGTGATCTGGCGACGGCGTGTACCCAGACAACCGCTAATGGATGGATTTTGCAGGACTTAACAACCCAGCAGAACATCTCCACTATCGGCTTCAATATGTACTCAGCCGGAACCTATGACATGAAGGTGGAATACTCCATCGACTTGATTCATTGGTATGACGCCCTTGTCCCCGGATCGGTTACATATGCTGCCGGAGAGTGGCAGTGGTATGACCTTAATCCTTCCATCAATGGTCAGTATTGGAGATTAGCAGCCCTTAATGGGACTATTCTCGACGTTGCCGAGTTTGTAACAGCAGGTAACCCGACTGAAATTCCGTTGGCTCGTCTTAACCAAGATGACTACACCAACCTGCCTAACAAATCATTCCAAGGTAGGCCGTTGCAATTCTGGCTGGATAGGCAGCTTAATGCCCCAGTTATGCGTCTGTGGCCGACGCCAAACCAAGCTGCCCAGTTTGCGCAGATGGTTACATGGCGGCAACGGCACATCATGGACGTAGGCAGCCTGACACAGACCATCGAGCTTCCACAGCGTTGGGTAGATGCAATTGCATGGGAACTGGCCCACAGGCTTTGCTATGAGCTTAATGAAGTAGATATTGCAATGGCTGATCGTCTTGCTCCACGGGCAAGTGAAGCTATGAGCTTTGCATTCATGGAAGAGAGAGACGATTCTCCATTTATGATTTCACCAAATATTTCAATGTATACGAGGTGATTCATGCCAATATTCCTTGATACGAGGGGGCGCTCAACTCTTGGAATTGGCGTTTGTGACCGCTGCAATAGAAAGATGTCTATTGAGGATTTGTATTCAGACCCTAATTCTCCGGGGTTGCGCGTCTGCCTGATAGACCGTGACGAGTACGACCCATACCGTTTGCCTGCTCGCCAGCCTGAACGGATTTCATTGCCGTTTGTCCGGCCTGATGTTCCAATCAATACACAGCCGCTTGGCATCGTGACTGAAAACGATAATCAGTTTATTGTTACTAGTAATAATGATGAGTTCCTCATTCCGATTGAAAAGATAAAATGACCGTCCCATCAAATCTGGTTCCGGTAACAATATCCAATCTACCCATTGCGACAACGCCGCAAGGGACAGACCTGACTATTATTGTCCAAGACGGCTATACCAAACGCACCAATATTGCAGCTTTTGTAGGAGCAGTTTCTGTCCCTTCAACGCGGATAATAGCATCTGGGACAGGGTTAGCTGGTGGTGGCGATCTTTCAGCAGACCGTACTATTTATATAGCTAATACGGGTGTTACGTCTGGAACTTTTGGGTCATCAACTCAAGTTCCAGTCCTAACGATTAATGCTCAAGGACAGATAACAAACGTATCTACATCGAGCTTCTCGGTAGCTTTTAACGATATTACTGGGAAACCAACTACCCTTGCTGGGTATGGCATCACCGACGCCCAACCTTATAGTGTCAATCTTCAAGCGTTCTCAGACCTTGCAAGCACGGGTCTGGTAGTCAGAGATGGAATTGGCTCAGTAATTAGCCGCTCTCTCATTGCAGGTACTGGCATTACTGTTAGCGATGGCGATGGTATTTCTGGTGATCCTACTGTCACGCTTACCAACACGGCGGTTTCTCCCGGAACCTATGGAAGCTCGTCCTCAATTCCTGTGTTTATTGTTAATCAGCAAGGCCAGATAACATCAGCTGGAGACAGCGTAACCATTGAGGTTGATTGGACTGGTGTTCAAAATACGCCAACCACTCTCTCTGGGTATGGCATTACAGATGCGGTTCCTAACACCCGTACTGTTGCAGGACAGTATTCTATTGAAGGCGGCGGTGCTTTATCTTCCAACATTTTGCTAAACCTTGTTGGAGACTCACCAGCCCCCGGCAACGGCAAATACTATGGGACGGATAACGTAGGTGGCAAAGGCTGGTACACGCTAACAGGCGGCGGTTCTGTCTCATCTGTCGGCCTGACAATGCCAGCGATCTTTTCCGTTTCCGGAAGCCCAATTACAACAAGTGGAACATTGGGCGTTACATACGTTACCCAATCAGCCAATACGATATTTGCAGGCCCAACAAGCGGTGGCGTATCTGCCCCTGCTTTCAGGTCTTTGGTAACAGCTGATTTCCCTGCAAGTGGTGCAGCTGCGGCAACTTACGGGTCTGCAACACAATCAGCCGTTGTGGCTGTGGACACAACAGGGCGTATTACATCTGCATCCAATACAACAATTACCCCTGCATTTAGCTCTATCACTGGTACTCCTACCACTCTTGCCGGGTATGGAATTACTGATGCAGCTTTGTCGGCAACCACAATCAGTGCCGGGACAGGCCTGACAGGTGGCGGTTCATTGGCTGCAAACCGGACAATTAGCATCGCCACAACTGGTGTTTCCGCTGCAACATATGGTAGCTCACTATCTGTCCCAGTCATTGCGGTTAATGCTCAAGGACAAATTACATCTGCAAGTAGCTCGACAATCAATGCTGTAACGCTAACAACTGGAACAATCAGCACTGCCCCAGCTAACGCAACCGACATAGCCAACAAAGAATACGTTGATGCAGTAGCCGCTGGCTTAAATTTCCATGAAGCCTGCGACTACGCTACAACCGCAAATCTTGGGACCGTGCTATATAACAATGGCACAAGTGGCGTAGGTGCAACGCTAACCAATGCGGGAACGCAGGCCATTCTGGTCATTGATGGCCATACATTTACTGGAACAGATGTTACAAATGCTGTCCGTATTTTAGTCAAAGACGAATCAAATACAGCCTATAACGGCGTTTATGTTCTAACCAATCAGGGTTCTATATCAACTAATTGGTCTATGATCCGCGCTACTGATTACGATACTACCGGAACTGGCGTAGGACAAATTGATGCTGGCGATTTTTTTCTTGTCATTTCTGGCTCAGTCAACACCAATACGTCATGGGTGCAGCAGACGCCTCTTCCAATAGTTATTGGAACAACGGGGATTACGTTTACCCAGTTTGCAGCTCCGGTTCTTTATGCAGCAGGAACTGGACTTAATCTTTCTGGCAATACGTTTAACATCTCTAACACAACGGTTTCAGCGGCTGCATATGGTTCATCAACGGCAATCCCGACATTTACAGTCAATGCTCAGGGCCAGTTAACAGCGGCATCCACAGCAGTCGTCGTTGCCCCTGCTGATACGCTCACTGGCACAATTCTTAACTCGTCGGTAGTAACATCGTCATTAACCAGTGTTGGAACAATTGCTACTGGTACTTGGAACGGTTCAGTTGTAGCTGGCCAATATGGTGGGACAGGCGTAGCAAACACCGGGAAAACTATTACGATTGGTGGGGATTTTACTACTTCTGGTGCGTTTACAACAACATTAACAGCGACTGGGAACACATCTGTTACCCTTCCTACATCTGGGACACTGGTTAATACAGCGGTAACAACTCTTTCCAGCTTATCGTCTATCGGGACGGTAACAGCAGGAACATGGAATGCTACAGCTATTGGCCCGGTATACGGCGGCACAGGGCTGACCTCATACACAACTGGCGATATTCTGTATGCGTCAGGGGCTAATACCCTTGCAAAACTACCAGTTGGGACAAACGGCGCTCCCTTGACTCTTGTAGCAGGCATCCCGTCATGGGCTGGGACAATAGGTGTTGCATTTGGTGGAACGGGGGCAACTACGATAGCAGCTGCTCAAACTAACTTGCAGGTCGATCCAGCTGGAACGGCAGTAGCAATGGCAATCGCTTTAGGGTAATATCCGCAAAACAAGGAACCATTGACATGGCCAATACCTTTACTTCCTATGTAGCAAAGAACGTAGGCACTTCTGCCTCCACGTTGGTAACTGTTGCTTCTGCCACTCAGACTACGGTTATTGGCCTCACAGTCGCCAATACCAGTGCATCCTCGATCACTTGCGATATCTACTTCACTCGATCTGCGGTGGATTACTATATCGTCAAGGGAGCGGGTGTTCCGGTTGGAAGATCATTTGTTGCTGTTGGCGGCGACCAGAAGGTTGTCTTGACCACTGGTGACGCTCTCAAGGTCTTAACTTCTGCCGCAACTTCAGCTGATGTTATTGCCTCAGTCTTGAATATCACCTAATAGGGGATTGATATGTCTACATACGGCTATCTGGATATACTCCCCAATCCTCCGCAACCGACTGGTGCGAGTAGTGATAAGGTTTTCTTTGAGAACGATCTGACAGTCACGGCTAATTATACAATCACAACTGATAAAAACGCCGGAACATTTGGCCCAGTAACAGTGAATAGCGGCGTTACCGTCACTGTCCCATCTGGTAGCACATGGAGCATTGTCTAATGGCATCTCTCAAACTTAATGGCGATACATCTGGGTCAATAACAATAGACGCCCCTGCCATTGCCGGAACCAACACTCTTACGCTTCCTGCTGTGACTGACACGCTTGTAGGTCTAGCGGCTACTCAGACGCTAACAAATAAGACATTGAGCAGCCCAACAATTACGGGAACACCTGTTGGTATTTCTGGGATGCTTCTCCGCGCTCCACAAGTCCTGACATCTGGCACGTCTTACACGACACCAGCAGGTTGCACGGCAATTTATGTTGAGGTTGTTGGTGGCGGCGGTGGTGGTGGTGGTGCTGACGCTGGTACGGTAACTGCCATATCGACAGGTGGTGGTGGTGGGGCAGGGGCGTATGCAGCAAAATATTTTTCTGTTTCTTCATCTACACCATATGCTTACGCAATTGGTAGTGGTGGAGCGGGTGGCGCGGCAGCCGGAGGTGGGAATGGCAGTACTGGTGGGACTTCAACATTTACAGTTGGTGCAACCGTACTAACTTCTACGGGTGGTGCTGGTGCGGACGGAGCAGTAGATAGTACGGGCGGTGGTGGGGTTGGCGGTTCTGCTTCAAATGGAGATATAAATCAAAAAGGTTCTCCGGGACAAGGTGGTAGTCAGTTTAATACTGCTGCTAATAACAGACAATCAGGCAATGGCGGCAGTACGTTTTTTGGCGGCGGCGGTGCAGGAAGACGCTCATCTGGGCAAGAAGCAGGAACATTAGGCGGCGGTGGTAGCGGTGCTTATAATGTTGGTAATGCTGGAATAGTTGGTGGGGCAGGTGGGGCAGGATTTATCCGCATTACGGAGTACACATAATGAGATGTGCAGTAGTTAAAAACTCTGACAACATTGTTGTCAACCTGATCATGGCTGACCCGTCTGTTGATCCAGCACCTGAAGGCACGATTCTTGTTGGTCTACCAGATGACTCACCAGTCAATATGGGTTGGATATACGACCCTGCAACAGGACAGTTTACAGACCCTAATCCTCCTGTTGAAGAAGTTATTGAGGTAACGCCATGACGGTAACAATTAACGGAACCACAGGTATAGCTGGTGTTGATGGCTCCGCTGCCACTCCAGCAGTGCAGGGTGCTGACACCAACACGGGTATATTCTTCCCTGCCGCAGATGCGGTAGGCATTGCTACTAGTGGCACTGAGCAGGTGCGTGTTGCATCAGCAGGGCAAATCGGCATCGGTGGAGCCAACTACGGCACATCTGGTCAGGTATTAACATCAGGTGGTTCGGCAGCGGCTCCATCTTGGGCTACTGTTACAAGTGCTAAAGCTGCAAACTACCAACTTTTTGATGCTTCTTCTACTTGGACTAAGCCATCTGGGTATGGGAGTGGTAGCCGTGTTCATGTTCAGGCATGGGGTGCTGGTCAAGGTGGTGGAAGAAATGGTAACCACGGCGGCGGCGGTGGGTCATACGTTGAATATTGGCTGCCATTATCTTCTTTTTCAGCCACTGAAACAATCACCATTGGTGCTGGCGGTGCTGCAAGAGCAACTAACGGTGGAGGTAATGCTGGAGGAAACACTACGGTTGGATCGTTAGTTACTGCATACGGTGGATCAAATGGTTCTGGCGGCTCTCCTCTAATGGCGGGTGTATTAAATGCCACTTCTTCCGGCGTTGCTACTATGCGTCCCGGAGCAATATTAGGTATTGGGGGGACTGCTGCTAGTGCTTTTAGATCAACGATAACATCGGGTAGTGGGAGAACTGATTCAGCTGGCACTGCTCCAACAGCCATTCAAATCTCAGCTGGAGATGGTTTTTTTGGTGGCGGCGGCGGTACTAGTAGTGGTTCTGATACTGTCGGTGGTTGGTCTGTGTATGGTGGTGCAGGTGGCGGGACTGGCTCTTCTGGTACTGGAGGCACATCAATATATGGTGGCAATGGCGGTGCTGGTACACTTAGTGGTACGGGAGGAACTGGCGTACAGCCCGGAGGTGGCGGTGGTGGCACGACAACTACAGGGACATCAGGTGCTGGAGCCGCAGGACGAGTTATATTGACTGTTTTTGATGGCGTGATTGGGTGAGGCAAGACATGGAAACGTATCAAGTCGCAATTATTGATGCTGAGTATAACATCGTTGTAAATGTAGCGGTTGTTGGCGGTGCATGGTTACCCCCTGATGGAACTTTTGCTGTTGACATAACAAACTATGATCCATGTCCGGGGATTGGTTGGATGTATGACCCTGTTACTAAAGAATTTACAGAACCAGTAATTATTGAAGAAGTCATTGAGGTGACACCATGAGTACCGTAAAAGCTACCAACATCCAAGAGCCAAACTCTGCCACTGTTAATATGGTATTAAACACAAGTGGTGGCGTTGCGGTTGGTCAAAATTTTTCTGTTGCTGGCACGACGACCCTTACAGGTTCTTTAGCGTCAACACTTAATTTGATGGCAGGAACAACAACAGTTGCTCCGTTGGATTTTGCGTCAGGAACAAATCTGACAACCGCTATTGCTGGTGCAATAGAATATGATGGCAAGGTATTTTATGGAACCCCGCAAGGCACACAGCGCGGTATCATTCCCGGCGCTCAATTCTATCGGTTAGAGTCTAGCCTTGCGGGTGCAAACGTCGCGACAGTGCAAAGCGTGTTTGGTGTTAGCGTCACGTTGTCCACTTCAACGATATATGCTTTTGAAGCCATGTATTACTTTAACAAAACAGCAGGCACTACATCTCATACCCTTGGTATTGGATATGGCGGGTCTGCAACACTTAACAGCGTATTGTGGGGGGGTCTTTCTTTTGATGGGTCTACTGTTCTTCCAACAAGAGCCAACGCAGGAACTTCACAGGTAGCTTCTGCTTCTGCTGCAAATCTTGTAGTAACTGGCGCAAACGCTACTGCGGCGGTTACAGCTTTTATAAGCATTAAAGGTATTGTCAGTATCAATAGCGGCGGTACATTTACACCTCAGTACACGCTCTCTGCCGCTCCCGGCGGTGCGTACAGCACTATGGCAAATAGCTACTTCTTGATCTACCCAATCGGTGCATCTGGGGCTAACGTCAACGTAGGAACATGGGCGTAATGGACACGCAGACCCTAATTAATCTTGGCGGTGCTATCATCCTTGCAGGGATGGGATGGTTAGCCCGTGAGCTTTGGGGTGCGGTAAAAGATTTACGGAAAGACCTTCACATTATTGAGGTCGCGCTACCGTCACATTATATCCGCAAAGATGAGTTTCAAGAAGGCGTCAAAGAGTTGAAAGACATTTGCCGCCAAATATTTGAGCGGCTTGAAAACAAAGCGGACAAGTAAATGGACCCCTTTACGCTGCTGGCAGGCGCAACGGCTCTCTATAATGGGATTAAGTCAGCGACCGACGCTGGCCATGAGGCCATCGACGTGGTGGAGCGCGTGGGAAGTCTGTTTGCAAGGATTGCGCAGATAACGCAATTGACCTCTGGTAACAGGAAAAAGAAACTATTCCAGAGCCAAGCTGAATACGAGGCTGAAGCAATTAAACTATACGCTTTGAGAGCTAAGGCTCAGCAGCTTCAACTTGACACCAAAAACCTGTTTGTAGGAGCATACGGTCAACAAGCGTGGATTGCAATTCAGAAGGAAGTGACGGAAATGCGTAAAGAGGCCGTGCGTCAGGCCGCTATTGCGCAGAAGGAAGCCGAGGAACGCCAAGCTGAACTGATATTGGGAGCTTGGATGTTCTTGGGCGTCATTGTTATGGCTCTTGGCCTTGCACTCTTTGTTTACTTCACGGCGCACAAATGAAGTACCTGATGGCAATTGCAGTTTTAGTTCTGGCGGGATGCGAGGATCGTTACCGTTATCCATGCCAAGACCCTAAAAATTGGGATGCCGCTGAATGCAACCCGCCCATCTGCACCGCATCTGGGACTTGTTCCGCAGACACACTCAAGCAGAACCCTTGCGGAGCCGTAGCACGATGAGAATCAAAGAAGATGAACTCCACGCCCTCTTGCAGTTCATCATTGGCATCAGCTTGTGCCTGACGCTGACTGGAACCGTCTTTGCAGTGCTATATAGCTTGATATTTGTAGTTCAGCCGATTGACGGGCAAGCTCCAAACGATCAGGAATTTTTCAAGTTAATTGCTCCAATTGCGACGTTCCTGACAGGTACTCTGTCGGGCATTATGTTGGGAT